CCATCCGCCGTGAGCCTCCTGCCGAAACGACGGGCGATTCCGCGAGGGATGGCGAACGTGGTTTCAGGCACGGCATATCTCTAGGGGAGTGCTTTGCCTGACTCAAGGCTCAAACCGCTCAGGATGTTATGAATCACGAAACGTGGAATAGCGTAGAAATTGGAAGGCTACTCATGTCGGTCTATGGGTATCTGCCGATGTTTCCTCGCGGTTCACTTCAGGAACAGACACGCCAAGATCTGCGGCGGGTCGTGGAACGGTTACAGCGCACAGCCACAGAGCGCGGATGCCCGACGTGTGGGAGCAGTTTCTTTACCTTTGAAGAGGCGTCTGAGCCATGAGCGAATCCCAAGTCTTTGACACGTATCGGGCGCTCTGGGCCGAGAAGTATGGCGTGCCCTGCGCCCTGATCCTGTCGCCGTTAGATTTCGGGAAGCTGGGGACGCACCTGCGGGAGCACAAGATCACGCTGGCGCAAATGAACGACGCCCTCATCGGTTACTTCGATAGCGATGACTTCCTCGTCGTGAAACGCAAGCATCCATTAGGGCTATTCCTTGTGCAGCCTATGACTTACCTGCCGACTGAGAAGGCGTCCGGACCGCGCTATGTGATACCCTGCCCGCATGATCCGCGGTGTGCGGCGACGTGGGCGTGCTGCAAGTTACAGGATGCGGCACGGCTATGAGAGTGGGGCAGGCCCGTAAACGGGACTGGGGGATCTACCGCGTTTATCGGATGGGGTTTCGCTTTCCTTTCAAGAATCTTTCTGGCCTGTTGATTCCCTCTTGACATACCCAAGCGCTTAGGTTTACTATCTACTCATGTCAAACAACACCGCAGCCAAGACCACGACGACCTTCTTCGTTGCCACTGGTTCGGCCGTTAACGGCGTCCTTCCTGGCCGTCTGTTTCGCACGATGCGCTATGCCCAAGCATGGGCCGCGCAGTTCGCGGATGCTCGTATCTTCCAGAAAGAGGTCGTCACAAAGTGACGGCCAAGAATGCTCATGCTGTCGTCCTTGGACGAAAAGGCGGCAGGGCTAAATCCGATGCGAAGGTTCAGGCATCTCGTGCGAATGGTGCCAAGGGCGGGAGACCTCGCAAGCCCAAGGCTGACAGATGACGATTGAGATGACGCAAGCCGAAGCGGAGCTACTTATCGCGTTGCTGACTGGCGCAGAAGGCGCGTTTGCCGTAGTGAATCCGCCGCTCGTGGAGGCGCTCGAAGTGCTCCGTCCGTGGCGCACGGCGTTGATGCGTGCCTATCTTCGCGAACGCATGGGACAACCCGCGTCAACAAGCGCGGTAGTTCCTGTGGACGGAATAGTCGCAGAGGTTCAACGCGCGACTGATCGTTGAGCGATTCGGCTTATGAGTTGCTGCAAAGAAGCAGGATGAGGCCCGGACATGAGTGGAGTGAAGCGAGTTTACGACGAACCGCCTGAGATTCCCTGCCCTGAAGACTTAGCGGCTGAGGGTATCGTGGAAGTGATTGTGTGCGGTCCTGACGGATGGTCTGTGTTTCAGAGCCATACACGGGCGATTGCTGAATCCGATCCGCACATGTGGGAGCGATTTATGGTGCCCGCGCTCAAGGCCGCAAAGGTTATTTGATGAAGCGCGCAGCAAAGAAGGATCTGAATCAAGCCGCCATCGTGTCGGCGTTGCGGGCCATCGGCTGCGAGGTGCTGATTCTCAACCAGGAGGGGATTCCAGACCTCCTGACGCACTACCGCGGCGGGTGGCTCCCGGTCGAAGTGAAGCGCCCCAGAGGGCATCTGACGGCCTTGCAGGTGGCTTTACGGCGGCGGGCGTGGTTTCCGGTGGTCTCGAGCGTCGATGAGGCGCTGGCGCTGTTTGGGGTGCAGGGATGAGCGACACGTATCGGGACGGCGTGCAGATGGAGCGGTGCTTGTTCTGCGGCGGGGCCGTGCGAGACGGTGGGGGGGCGCCGGTGGTCAATATCCTGCTCTCTGATGTCGAGGAGATTGCCTGCATTCTGAAGGAATACGTGGATTGCCCCGAAGTCTGGGGCGAGACCATCAAACGGCTTGAGCAGGCGTGCGGCCGGACGACGAAGCAGATCCAGCAAACAGAATTAGCACGGATTCAAGCGGAGCCTATCCCCGCGCATGTCCGCACGGATCGTGGCGGGCTGGAGTTCCCCGAATGACCGCCGCGGTAGATCCTGTCGGTGGGAGAGGGCAGGAACGTCCACGCGCGACGAGGTATCTGCTTTCTTCTCTAGCAGTTGCGGAGGACTGATGCCGAGGACACCCGCCCCGCTCACCGTGGAACACTTTCAGCCGTTCACAACGATCAATTACTGGCAGGTTCGAGATTCGACAGGTCGGGTCATCGCGGAGTTTCACGAGGAAGCCGACGCCCGCGCCTTCGTGGCGCTGCCCGCCCTGATTGAAGCCTGTGAATTTATGCTTGAGTGGATCACTGATCATCACATTGATTGCTCAGTCGAAGATGACATTCGAGCCGCCCTCGCCGCAGGCCGACGGCCCAGCCCCCACGGATGAGCAGGGATGAGCAGTAACCCGTTTCAGATTGACGGCCCAGCGGTGATCAGTTTCAGCGGGGGCCGGACGTCTGCCTACATGCTGCGGCGGATCTTGGATGAAGGCTTACAGCCTGATGTGCATGTGGTGTTTGCGAATACGGGCAAAGAGCGCATGGAAACGCTGGTGTTTATCGACCATATCCAGCACGCGTGGAACGTGCCGGTGCGGTGGGTGGAATGGCAGCGGGAAGACCCGCGTTACAAGGAGGTGACATATCGGACGGCCGCACGAGACGGCGAACCGTTTATGGCGCTGAACCTGTGGAAGACCTATCCCCCGACGCCGGTCATGCGTCTCTGCACACAGCATCTCAAGATCGATGCGATGAAGCGCTTTGCGATGAGCGAGTTGGGGCTAATCGAGTGGACTTCTGTGATCGGGATTCGTGCGGATGAGCCGAGGCGCTGGCGGATTCTCGGGCAGGACGAGCGCAACAAGCGAGAGTTTAAAGTCGGGCCGCTGGTAGAGGCGGGGATTACCGAAGCCGACGTGATGGCGTTTTGGGCCGCGCAACCCTTTGACTTGTATCTGCAGCAAAACCAAGGGAACTGTGACCTGTGCTTCTTGAAGGGTTTCGACAAGATTAAAAACATCGTGCGTGACCGGCCGGACCTTGCGGAATGGTGGGCACAGGAAGAGGAACGCATGGGCGCTCCATTTCGGAATGATCGGCCCTCGTATCGGGCCATGCTCAATCAACCAGATCTCTTTAAGGACACCGTGACGGACGATTTGATCGACTGCTTTTGCCATGATTGATGCCGCCGACGGCCCCAAGGAGCAGCCATGAGCCGAGACAGTTGGTTAAGCGAGTTCTGGGTCATTTTTAAGCAATATCTCTTCGTCGCTGCCGTCGTTGGTGCGTTCGGTCTGATTGCGGCATTTATTAAATTTGGCGGCGGGCACTGAGAGGACCGACCCCGCATGAGCCGAGGTATTGACAGCTCCAACTGCGAGACGGGTGCAACCGCTTCGCATGGTCGCCACGTAGCCGCCGGTCTACGGGAGAATACCGGCACTTTTCGAGAGGTAGCTGATGTCTGAGTCCCGCCCCCCTGACGACACCCGACATGCGGAGTTTGTCTCGTTGGCCTTGGAGTATCACAAGACCGTCGAAGGCGAGTATGGGTGTCCCGGCGCGACGTGTCCCGGCGTTCAACGGCTCGTCAGCCTGCTTGAGCAAGCGGCCCTGATTCGTCCCGCGCCCGTCGCCCCTGACGACACCCCCACACGCCTCGATGAGATAGAGAAGCGGTGGCAAGATCAGGCCGACATCAATACCGACGTGCAATTCCTGCTGGCCGAAGTCTCCCGTCTCCGCGATGTGAATGACGCGCTTAAAGCTGAAGTCGCAGCCCAGAAAACGCGGGCCAACACGAACGCTATCGAGCGGACGGATGCGCGTGAACGCGCAGAAGCGGCCGAGGCCGAAGTCTCCCGTCTCCAGCAGGAGAACGCCTTACTCAGACGCAGCCTGGAGATGCTGACCAAGCAACTTGAAGAGGCAGAACGCGAAGCCTCGATTACCACAGAAGAACTCCAGCACCCCCGTGACTGAGGTGTATACTTCGGTGCCAGTTGTCTAAGCACGCCCCCCGCGGACCCGTGAAGGTGCATACAGACCCTATGGACGGCACAAACCCCATAGATGCCCCATTTACGCCCTGCACGGCGCATAGTCGATCCGGCAACCGGTGCAAGCGTCGGCCGATCCCTGGCGGTGCCGTCTGCTATATGCACGGCGGGGCGGCGCCACAGGTCCAAGCCTCAGCCAAAGAGCGCCTCATGGCCCTGCAGCCCTTGGCGATTCAGACCTTAGCGAAGCTCTTAGCGCGGGATGAGTTTCCCACGGTGCAACTCGGGGCGAGCAAAGACGTGCTCGACCGCACCGATGGCAAAGCCTTTGAGCAGCCCCAAGAACTGAACATCACCATCAACATCGTGGATGTCCTGAAGCAGCGCCATGCTCGACGCCTCACGGCTTAGCCCCACCGACGAGCTCGCCCTGGCCGAGTGGGCCCGAGACTGCGCTGAAGATCCCCTCCGCTTCGTGCTGGAAGCCTACCCGTGGGGCGAACCAGGACCCCTGAGCCAGCATGACGGCCCTGATACGTGGCAGCGGGCCTTCCTCGAGGACCTCGGCAAAGAGGTCAGGACCAGAGCCTTCGACGGTGTGACGCCGGTGCAGCCCATTCGCCGGGCGGTCTCGAGCGGCCACGGCATTGGCAAGTCGGTCATGGTGGCCTGGTTGGTGGATTGGATTATGTCCACCCGCCCCTACTGCAAGGGCACCATTACGGCGAACACCTTCACCCAACTCGAGACGAAGACCTGGGCCACGGTGCAGCACTGGACGGGCCTGTGCATTACGGCGCCGTGGTTTGCGGTCGTGGCGAACCGCATGTATCACCGGCAGTATCCCAAAAGCTGGTTCTGTGCGCCCCAGTCCTGCCGGGAAGAGAACAGCGAAGCCTTCGCCGGCCAGCATGCGGCCGATAGCACCAGTTTTTACATCAACGACGAAGATTCCGCCGTGCCGGACAAGATCCACGAGGTTAGTGAAGGTGGTCTGACGGACGGGGAGCCGATGCAGTTCCTGTTCGGTAACCCGACCAGGACCACGGGGGCCTTCCATGCGGCGTGTTTTGGCGTGCAGCGCTCACGGTATGTGGTGACCGTGGTGGACAGCCGGGAATCCAGGTTTACCAACAAGACGCAGATTGCGGAATGGGCGCAGGACTATGGCGAAGGTTCAGACTTCTTCCGTGTTCGTGTGCTTGGCTTGCCTCCAGCAGCTTCCGACCTCCAGTTCATTGATACGGCTACTGTGGCGGCGGCGCAAGCCCGGACTGTGCTGGCTCTGCCAGACGAACCGCTCATCGCTGGCTTGGACTTGGCTCGTGGGGGATCGGACGAATGCGTCATCCGATTCCGACGCGGACTGGATGCCAGAAGTATCCTACCGATTCGAGTTCCCGGCGCCCAAGCCCGAGACTCGATGAAGATGGTCACACTGGCGGCTGATGTGCTGACGCGGGACTACCAGGGCCAGCGGGTGGCGAAACTCTTCGTGGATGCCACAGGCGGGAGCATCGGCGGTCCGATTGCGGACCGGCTGCGACAACTTGGCTACGATAACGTGATTGACGTGCAGTTCGGCGGGGAGTCACCGGACCCGAAGCTCGCCAACATGCGAGCCTATATGTGGAGCAAGCTCCGCGACTGGCTGCCGCGGGGCGCGATTGATACGACCTCGGCGCTCGAGATGGATCTGACCGGGCCTGGGTATACCCATGACAAGCAGGATCGCGTCCTGCTCGAGTCCAAAGAGAACATGAAGAAACGCGGCGTGGACAGCCCCGATGATGGGGATGCGCTGGCGCTGACGTTTGCCCAGCCGGTGCGCGTGAACGTGCCGACGGCGGCGCCCTACAAGCCTCGCGTCGGGTGGACCTAGAAACAGGTGTATACTGCCGTGCCAGTGGACCCCTACTCGGCGCTGAAGACCACGGATACGTGGCAGCCTGGGACGTTACAGGTCGCGGAGCGTGACGATCTGGCTGCGCAGGTTGAGCAATTAACGCAGCGAGTCTCAGAATTGACCGCATGGGCGACTGGTTTCGCTCAGGGGATCGAGTCCCGCATGGCGGCCCTTGAGCGCCGGTATGTGCGGCTCGAGGAGCACGTGAGCGTGAAGCGGGAAGCCATCGACGGCGTGGGCACGGTGGAGATTAGCGGCCATGAGTCCTGACGAACGGCAAGCCATCTACGCCAAGGCGGTCGAGCAGTTGCTGAAGCTGTCCCGCGACGATAAAGCCTTCCTGCGGCAGATCCACATCTCCCCGGAGTAGCCATGCCCGCCAAGTCGCGTAGTCAGCAACGACTCATGCAAGCCGCGGAGCACGGGGCAACGTTCCCGATGGCCGAGAAGATCCGGGCATCGATGAGTCATACCCAGATGCATGACTTCGCGGTGGGTTCTGAGAAGGGCAAGCCTGAGCACGTCAAGAAGGCCCGCAGCAAGCCCGCGGCTGACCCGAACCATGAGTCCTACGCCTATGACTGGCGGGCGCAGCAGCATCCGCATCGCAATCTGGGCAAGTTCCTGCACAAAGCGAAGTAATGGGGCGTGAGGCGCGACTGAATCCGCGTAGCCCAGAAGGCGGCACCCTCCCGCGCAGCCTGTTTACGGCTCGCCTCTCCAGGTTCGCGCAGCATTTCAAGACCCGCACGGAGTATGACGCCTACGTCGCGCACGTCGAATTGACCGAGGCTGAGCGCCGGCTGGTGGAGTCCCTGCTGCCTGAACGGTTGCGGGTCACGGAGTCCTGATGGCTGAGAATCCCGGCCGCCCGTTGCCAGCGCGTCAATCCAGCGATTCCGCAGAGGATGATGCCCTGCTCGTGGAGCTCCGAGAGCGCTATACCTATGCGCTCGACCAGTGGAAGCCGATCCGTGATGCCGCCAAAGAGGACATGCGGGTGGTCGGTGGGGATCCGTGGGCGCCGAAGGATCGCCGGGCTCGAGAAGATGCCGGCCGCGTCTGCCTGTCCCTGGACGAGCTGCACCAATACTTCAATCAACTGATCAACGAGGTGCGGGCGAATCCCAGAGCCCCGAAGTTTGACCCGACGGGCAATGGGGCCAACGCCCAGACCGCCGAGTTCTACCAAGGCAAGATGCGGGAGATTGAGTATCGCTCGCAGGCGCAGATTGCCTATACGACGGCCTTCCAGAACGCGGTGCATCAGTCCTACGGTTGGCTGCGGTTCAATACCAAGTATCAGCCCAAGGGCTTCGTGCAGGACCTGTGGATTGACAGCATTGAGAATCCCGACCTCGTGCTGTCGGATCCCGATGCGTTGCGGCCGTCCTCAAGCGACCAGACCTATTTGTTCTACTTGCAGTCACGGAGCATCAAGGAGTTTCGCCGGGAGTTTCCAAAGGCTGAAGTAACCAACTTCACGCCTGAAGTGGTGAATCAGGCCCCGGCCTGGATTACCCCAGAGCGCGTGCAGGTCGCGGAATACTGGGCGATTGAGCCGGTCACGAAGGAACTCGTCCTGCTGCAACTGCCAGACGGTCGGACGCAGGGCTTCTACACCGACGAACTCGAGCAGATGCCGACGAACGGCGCGAAGGTCGTGGACCGCCGGCAGGAGCAAGTGCCCGAAGTTTGCATGTATCTGACCAACGGGGTCGAGATCCTCAAGAAGCCGGGGCAAGAGAAGCGGCAGCGGTGGGCCGGTAAATACATCCCGTTTGTGTCGTGCTTCGGGATGGTGATCTATGTGGATGAGGGGTCGGGCCCGAAGCGCAAGATCCTGAGCATGACCCGCTTAGCGCGGGATCCCTACATGCTCTATTGCTACTACCGGACGTGCCAGGCGGAACTCGTGGGGATGACCCCGAAGATTCCCTACTTCGTGCGGCGAGGCTCGCTCAAGCCTGATCAACTAGCGAACCTCGCGAAGTCACTCCACGAGCCTATCTCGGTGATTGAGGTCGAGGCGTTCATCGACGGCATGCCCGGTCAGGCACCCGAATTTCCCGTTCGTAACCCCTACGAGCCGTTCATCCAGAATCTGGAGATTGGCGCGGAGTCGGCGCGGCGGGCGATTCAGGCCGCGATGGGCATTAGTCCATTGCCCACGCAGGCGCAGCGGCGCAATGACAAGTCCGGCGTGGCGCTGCAGCAGATTGAGAGCTCGCAGCAGAAGGGGTCGTTCCACTTCATCGACCACTACAACGAGATGCTGCACCAGGGCGCGGTGATTGTCGAAGACCTGATCCCGAAGGTCTACGACACGCCTCGAGAGGTCGGGGTGCGGGATGCGAAGGACAACGCCAAGACGGTCAGCATCAACAATCCCCAGATGCAGCGCAAGGGCGACATGCCGAACGGCGTAGTTGGGGATCATACCGTCACGATCAGCGAGGGGCCGGCCTTCGAGAGCCAGCGCGCGGAAGGCGCGGCGTTTACCGATACGCTCGTGAGCAATTTGCAGATGATTGCGCAGGTCTCCGGGCCGAAGGCGGCGGGGGCGGTGCTCGGGCTGGCCGTGAAGCTGAAGAATCTGGGCGAGATTGGCGATGAGATTGCCAAGATCGTGACCCCGCCCGAGTATGCGGAGCAGGACGGGCAGGACCAGATCCCGCCGCAGATTAAGGCCGCGCTGCAGCAGATGGGGCAGGAGAACCAGCAACTCAAGCAAGCCATTGAGTCCAAGGTGGCTGAGAAGCAGGCCGAAGCCCAGGCCAAGGGCCAGATCGACATGCAGAAGCAGCAACTGGAGGGGCAGCAGAAGATCCAGCAGATGACGCTTGAGCAGGAGGGCAAGGAGCGACTGGCGTGGATTCAGCAGTCCGCGCAGATTGCGATTGCCGGCGCCAAGATTGACGCCGAAGAGGCGCGGACGTTCGTGGATGCGGTGGAGCAGCGCAGCGCGAAGGCGCTCGACCTCCACATGGAGCATGTGGGGCACGCGCAAGACGTGATCCACGCCACGGCCCAGATGACGCATGAAAAGGCCCTGAGCGAGCAGGAGCATGAACAGGCCCTGCAAGCGGCCCAGGTCGGACACCAGCAGGCGCTCGAGCAGGGTGCACAGGGGCACCAGCAAGCCTTAGAGCAAGGGCAGCAAGCGGCGGATTTAGCCCCTGAGCCTGCGGAGCCGTCGGCATGATGAGCCTGCCGCTCTTGGAACGGCGCCGGGCGGTAATTATCTCGGATCTGCTCCTGAAGGTCGAAGCAGCCGACTGGCATGGCGTGGCCGACGCGGCCATGGACCTGCGGGAGATTGATGTGGCGATCAAACTCCTGAATAGCGACCGGAAACCCGTGTATACTTCGTGACCATACCCATGGATAGGAAGTAACCAGCATGGCCGACGAACCAATTGCCGCCTCGTCAGCGGTCGCTGAAACGCCTGTTGCACCTGAGTCGCCTGTCCTCCCGAATCTCTCGGGGATGAGCTCGGCGCAAGTGGCGGAATGGCGCAAGACCGGAGAAGCCCCCAAGGCGAACGACTCGGATACGCCTGCCGACCAGCCTGTGGAACAGGTCGCCTCAACGGAGGTCGCTGCTACGCCCGCCTCGGAACCGGGCTCACCGAAGAAGAAGAACGCCGAGAGTCGGAAACAGGAACTGCAAGCCGAGATTGACGGACTGCTCAAGACGCGGGCGCAACTCCGCGCCGAAGTCTCAGCCCCGGTCCCGGTCAGCCGTCCAGATGTCCAACCGGCAGTCTCATCGCCTGCCGCGGCCTTTCCTGATTACGATACGTGGAGCACGCAGCAGCCAGCGGGATCGGATATTCGCTATGAAGTCTATAGCGCCGAGTTTACGCTGGATGTGGCCGCTCGGAAACAGCACGCCTATGCGGACCAGCAAGCCCGCGCAGAAGCGGCTCGAGAGGCCACGGAGTTGCAGACCGCCTACCGTCACGCCGCGGAGACCTTTGTGACGGACCATCCCGACTACTGGTCGGTGGTGAATCCGATTACGCAGCATCTGCCGGTGCAGAACGCGACGACGGAAGCGATGGGCGACGTGATCGCCCGGTCTGCGAGTCCTCCGCAACTGCTCTACCATCTCGGCACGCATAAAGACGAGTTTCAACGCATCCTGAGCCTCCCGCCGGCGCGTGCCGTCTACGAGCTCGGGAAGATTGACGCGAGTCTGACGCCTTCCTCGGTGCCATCTGTCCCTCGGACGAGTGCCCCGCCGCCTCCGCAAACGCTCTCGACTCGGGCTGTCGCCCCGGTCGATGATGTTGATGCGGCGCTGGCGTCTGGGGACTTTCGTCGCTACAAGGCTGCGCAGAATGCGCGAGATGTGGCGGCACATAGATAGGCGGCTCCGATGCCGACAACGAACTCCTGGAATGTCGTCGATTGGCTGACGACTGAAGGACTCCGACTGCTCACGAACAAGCTGGCCGTGGCCCAGTTTGGCAACACGAACTACAACAAGGAATTTACGCGGGACTTCGCGGTCGGGGAAACCGTCCGTGTCCCCCGTCCATTCCAGCCGACGATTCGCACCGGCCTCGGGTATAACCCGCAGGCGGTGACACGCATCTACACCACGGTCACGGTCGATCAGATTTTCGGCGTAGACCTCGAGTGGGATGACGTGCAGAAGGCCCTCGAAGTCACCAAGCCCGATGCGCAACTCCGTGATCAGGTGCTCGATCCCTGCATGTCTTACATCGCGCAGGAGATTGACAGCCGGTTCACGCAGTATGCCTATCAGCATGCCAACAACGTCGTCGGCGTGCTCGGGACCGACCCGACCTCGACCACGATCACGATGCAGGCCCGCCAGCGGCTGATTGAGAAAGCCTGCCCGCCCTCTGGCAACAAGGGCTTTATCATTCCGCCCTCGGTCAACACCTCGCTGACGCCGGCGATTCAGTCCTTGTTCCAGCCCGATGACGAAGTGTCGCGGCTGTTCAAGGAAGGCTCCCTCGGGCGTCTGAGCGGGTTCAAGTGGTATGAGAGCATGTCGCTCTACAGCCACACCGCGGGCACGTGGGCCGGCGCCGTGACCATCACGACCACGATGGCGAGCGGGGATACGACGATTGCCGTGACCTGCACCAACGGCGACACGTTCAAGAAGGGCGACAAGATCGGGATCACCGGCTTCTATGCCGTCAACCCGATGACCCGTCGCACGACGACCACGGCGACCACGATGCAGGTCACGGTCCTCGCGGATGTGACAGCCTCGGGCACCTCGGCCACGTTGAGCATCTCGCCAGCGATTTACGGCCCGGGTTCGCCATATCAGAACGTGAACGCGCTGCCGACGGCGACGACCGCGCTGGTCCTCTGGCCTGGCACCACGAGCCCCAACGGCAAAGTGGGCAAGGTCGGGCTGGCGATTCATCCCGATGCGTTCGCGCTGGTCGGGGTCAAGCTCGAGACGCCGAAAGCGGTCGAAATGTCCTCACAGCAGCGGGATCCCGACACGGGAATCAGCATCCGCTTTGTGAAGGCGTGGAATCCTGTTCAGTCGAAGATGATCCACCGGTTCGATGTCCTGATGGGCTTCGGGTCGCTCTATTCAGATAACTGCGCCGTGGCAATCGCCTGCGGTTAAGAGGAGAAGAACATGGCAATGCCTTACGGTTCTGGTTTTTCCCCGCTGACCGGCGAGCCGCGCAGCGGCATGATCCCCATCCCCACGCGGGTTGCGACAGCGATGACGCTGACAACCGGCGGCGGGGCCCGCACGCTGACCGCGGCCGAAGTCCTCGGCGGCGTGCTCATCGTGAACTGCGACGATGCCCAGACGGCGACCTTGCCGACGGCCACGCTGCTCAATGCGGCGCTGCCGGCCTGCTCGGTCGGGGCCTCGTTCGAACTCGACATCGTGAACGTGGGTGATACCACGCTGACGGTGGCGGTCGGCACGGGCGGGACGTTGGTGGTCGGGAACAGCAAGAGCTCGGTGGCGACGATTGCGCTGCTGAACTCGAAGCGGTTCATCATCATCGTGACCGGCGTGACGCAGAACGGCGATGCTTCTGACAGCTATCAGGTCATTGGCATGGGTTCGATTGCGGCCTCGGTGGCGTAGTGTCGGATCTGACGTTTCCCCGTCACGTCTACTGGCGTGGCGGGGTCTTTCTCATCGTGCAGACTGTGTCTGACTACGAGGCGGCGGTGCAGGCCGGTGGCCTGGACGCCCCCTCACCAGACTGGCCTGCGCCGGACGCCTACCAGTTGATCCTGGAACCGCCGGCGCCTGATGAACCGAAGAAGCGCGGACGACCGCGGAAAGCGGAGACGACATGAGTCGAATCACGATCCTGGGTGGCGGGGTGTTCACGTCCAAGAACATTGCCGACATCAACGCGAACTTTGCCGAGCTCTATAGCGGGGCGGGGGGCATCACCGGCCCAACCGGCGGCACGGGTCCGACCGGTGCCACAGGCCCATCAACCGGCGTGACGGGTCCGACCGGCGTGACAGGTCCGACAGGTCCGGCGACGGGCGTGACGGGACCGACGGGCGCAACCGGCGCAACGGGACCGACCGGACCCTGACATGTTGGTCACGTCTCGAGCCATCGCCGCCTCGGCGGCGACTGAACTCGGCACCCTCGGCCAAGGCGAAACGATGTCCGCAGCGGATCTGGCCCAATGGCTGGATCTGCTGCGGGCGCTCCTCAACGCCTGGAATGCGGATCGACGCGCCGTGTATGCGACCGCGTTTGATACGTATACGCTCGTGCCGAATCTCTTCCCGCATACCATCGGGCCGACGGGCACATTTACGACCACGGCGCGGCCGGTGGATATTGATGGGGCGAACCTAATCCTGCCGGCGACGACGGTGAACTTCAACGGGCAGATCACGATTCGGGATGCCCAGTGGTGGCTCAGTCAGTCCGTGCCGCAGTTGACCTCGGACATTCCGACGGATCTGTATTACCAGCCGGATTATCCGAACGGCAAGATTTACTTCTGGCCGGTGCCCTCGACGGCGTATCAGGTGCAGTTGATGACGCGGGTGCTGCTCGATGATGTGGCGCTGACCACGAGCAGTTATGAACTGCCGCCTGGCTACTACGATGCGATCCGGCTGACGCTGGCCGAAAAGGGGCAGCGGCCCTTCGGGCGGCCGCCGGATGTGACCTTGATCAACGATGCGAGCAAGGCGCGGGCGGTGGTCTTCGACAACAACGTGGAGATTCCGCGGCTGCGCACGAAGGATCCCGGCATGACGCCGGGCAAGGGCGGATTCACCGCCGATTTCAACTGGTTGAACGGACAGATTGTCTAAGGAGTCCTGATGGCTGTGCTGTTCGTTCCGTTGCAGAAGATTATGCAGGGCTTGACGGCCCAGAACGCCGTGGCCGTGCTGCCCGACGACTACATCGGGCGCTACGTCGAATCGACGTTCTATGTGGTCTGGGACCATACCTCGGCGGCCGGCTCGGTGGTCGTGGAAACGGCGCACAGCCCGACCTATGCCGGGACGTGGGCAAACCTCGCCACGGCCAACTGGTCCGCGATTGACAAGATTACGAGCATTTCGATTTCCGGCGTCTATGCCGCCGTGCGGGTGCGGATTGCGACGGCGGTAACGACAGGCACGGTAGACGTGTGGGTCTTGGCCTCAGATTCGTAAGGAGTGAACCGCGTGGCAAAAAAGTCCAGTTCCAGTGATCTACTCAAGCAATTAGACGAGGCGTTCGACACCACGGAGCAGAAGGCCGAGGCGCTGCAGCAGGCCCAAAGTGCCGCCGGGGCGGCGATTGCGGAGAAGCAGGCCGCGCTCGATGCCGTGACGCGCGAGCAGGACGGGTATGTCACGGAGGCTGATGCCGCCTACCGCGATGCCCGGGTGGCGCTCGAGCGGCTCCAGGTGCAACTCAACGAGCGCATCGGCGCGGCGGTGAATCCTCGCGTCATTGTGCGCGGATGACGACCCGCATCGGGGGGGTGGCGGAAGTCACGTCCAGTGCCTTCCGGCTGCAATCGAATCAGTCTGAGGTGAAGCACGCGCCCGTGGCGGTGAGTGCGACCGGCACGATTGTCGCGGCCGTGCCGGGGAAGAAGATCAGCGTCTTGGCCTTTGCCCTGACCTCCAGCGGCATCGTCAATGTGAAGTTTCAATCCCATACCGCCGGCGACATCTCGGGCCTGTTCTATGAGATTGCGAATACCGGGTTCGTGCTCGGCCCGAATGAGTGGGGCTGGTGTGAGACCGTGGCCGGCGAGGCACTGGACATCAATCTGTCTGCCGGGGTGCCGGTGGGTGGCGTGCTGACCTATGTCGAAGTGATCCCCTAAATGAAACCACTCCTGACCGCGCTGTCCGTGCTGTATTTGGCGTCCGTTGCCCAGGCGCAGACCATTCATCAATACCCCTATGACTCCAGTGTGACGGCCTATGCGAGTCCGTCAGCGTGGCCGCTGCTGTCGGCGCAATGTCATTGGCGTCCAGCGAACAGTAATCCAGATGGCACGCAAGTCCCCCAGTTGATCTCCCCCTCACTCGGTCACACCCATCTCGAAGCCCATGCGCCGATCTACTCCGAGATCACTGGGAACTTTACGATTCCCTTCGACCTCGTGCTGTTCCATGTGGATGGGTCGATCATTAACTATGCGAGCCTCTTCGGCCCGCTGCTGGGTCAGGTGACATGGGACAGCCCACTGCCCTTACTCGGCAACCCCACCGGGGTGGTGACGATCACCGGTCATGTAGTCGTGGATCTGAGTAAAGCCGATGGGTCGAATGGTGTGGGGGTCGATGTCCCTAAGCGTGGATGGTTCATCGTCACCTTGGAGACACGCACGAATTTCACGAATGGCGACCGGACCGACGCCGCCTTGTCGATCCCCTTCTACTCGATGCTGGATCCCACGAAGCCTGAGGTCGAGTTGTATGGTGGTGGGATCAAGACCACGGCCTCCTGCTCACCGATCTCCACGCAGGACCAAGCCTTGAGACTCTGGGGCGATCAGATCGGCGCGAACTTCTCGGAGTATCGGACGTATCTGCCGATCCTTGCACCGATCCTCGGGGCGATCACGGCGCCCACGCCCTTCCTCTACAGCTACATCGCAGACGCACGGATGCCGAACACCATTGGGATGACGCGGGTCGATATGGACCTGCATAACGGCGTGGCGGGGACGTTGATCGCGACGGACAACGCCCCGCCGAATCAACTGGTGCTCCTCCCCTCCCCGTTCGATCCCGCGATCCTTGGCGCGGGCGTGCATAAAGTGGCGGCGATCTGGCAGCAAGATACCGGCGCCGGGGTCCCTGGGGTCCTGACCGCGAATGAACAGGTGACCTCCCTCCTGGTCGTGACCGTGACGGTGGGGACTAACACGCCACCACCTCCACCGCCGCCGACGGAGGTCTGGACAACGTGGTTTCTTCAGCATGGTGACATCAGCGGGAACTTGCGGGCCTGTCCGAATCCGTCGTCGAGTGTCGGCTGTGTCGGCGTGATGAAGCCGTAGTCATCCGGCATGGCCTTCGCGCTACTCACCCATGCATCCGGCTCTGGCATCGTCACGGCGACCACCACGGCGATCAGCACGCTGGGGGCGGATCTGATTGTCTTAGCGCTCTCAGGGAATCCGGGGACCGGCACGCCCACCGATTCCAAGATGAATAGCTGGTCCGGTGGCGGGAGTTACATCAGCGACTTTAGCTCGGCGGTGCAGATTTGGTATTGCGCGGCCCCCGTGACCGATGGTGCGCATACCTTCACCAATCCCGATGCGCAGTCCTCGATTACGGTCGCCGCGTTGAGTGGTAGCAATGCGGCACCCTTCGATAGCGCGACAGGGACCAATGCGCTGGCGGTGCCCAACGCGAACTGCCCGTCGATTACGCCCGCACAGAATAATTCCCTCATTGTGGCGATTGGGGGCACGGGTTGGACGAATACGACCACGGTGGATTCCGGGTTTACCGTCACGGATTTCGTGGATCTCGGGTCGGTCTTTTCGATCGTGATGGCGTATCTGATTCAGGGATCGGCCGCTGCGGTGGCGCCGACGTTTTCGCCCTCGTCCTTTGATGGGTTTGGACAATCAGCCGTGGCGATTGCGGTCTTCAAGCCCGCCGTCGCGGCAGCTGGCAAGACGTTCTTCCTGATTCCCAACTGACATGGCCTTCGATCCCCACGTTGATCTGGCGGTCAGTGCGATAGCCGTCGCGCCCTCCCCGGCGCTCTCTGGCACGACATTTACGGTCACCGCAGGACAAGGCGCCCGGTTCCCGAATCCCGGTGCGCAAGGGTATGACCTCGTGGCGTGGGCGTTGGGCACGATGCCCGACCCGACGAACGCCGAGATTCTGCGCGTCACGGGCCTCACGGGTGATGTCTTCACGGTGGCGGCCCGACCATGGGCGGTCACGAACAACGGCAACCGGGCGATTCTGGTGGGCGATCTGGTGGCGTTGGCGATTACGGCCAACCTGCTGCAGAACATCGAAGCGGCGCTGCCGGGGCCGACGGGGATTACGGGTCCGACCGGCCATACCGGCGTCACGGGCCCCAGTGGTCCGACGGGTCCGACCGGCGCACAGGGCACCGCCGCCCAACTGACCGGCCCAACAGGTCCCACTGGTGCGACGGGCCCGCAAGGCACGGCGGCTCAACTCACCGGCCCCACAGGGCCCACAGGGCCCACAGGCCCCACAGGGGCCCAAGGGACGGCGGCGCAGTTGACGGGTCCGACAGGACCGACAGGGCCGACAGGGGCCCAAGGAACGGCCATTACGGGGCCCACTGGGCCGACTGGCCCCACGGGACCGCAGGGCACCGCCGCGATTCTCACGGGCCCGACCGGACCCACAGGAGCCACAGGGCCGACCGGATCGCAGGGGACCGCCGCCCAGTTGACCGGGCCGACGGGGCCCACCGGTTCGACCGGTCCCACGGGGGCGCAGGGCACCGCCATCACCGGCCCCACGGGGCCGACGGGCAGCACGGGCCCCACCGGACCCACAGGCCCCACAGGCGTCACGGGTGATAAGGGCGGGCTTCGCTATAACTTTCTCACGGCGACAGCGAGCACGGATCCGGGCAGCGGGAACTTCAATTACAACAGCCCGACGCTGGCGAACGTCACGTCGATGTATCTCAGCAACACCGACGCCTCGGGGAATAGCGTGGGGGCGGTGTTCCAGTCGGCGCAGGCCAACCCAGGCTACGTGTTCATCAAGAGCAACCTGGGGAGCAACGTCAACGCCTTCACGGTCTCGACGGAAGTGGCTCGGACTGGCTTCAATGAGGTGCTGGTCGCCTACGAAGCGGGGGTCTCCCCGCCCTCGAATACTGAGGCGTGCGTTTTCAACTTCAGCCGCAATGGCAACACGGGCCCGACCGGGCATACCGGGGCCACCGGCCCCACGGGCATTACTGGCCCGAGTGGTCCGACTGGACCGACGGGTCCCACAGGGCCGCAGGGCACCGCGGCGCAACTGACCGGGCCCACGGGGCCGACTGGCCCGACTGGCCCCACCGGCCCGACCGGGGCGCAGGGGACGGCCGCTATTCTGACAGGGGCGACGGGTCCGACGGGTGTCACGGGCCCCACTGGGCCTAGTGGCCCGACTGGCCCAACGGGTCCGTCTGGGCCCACGGGTTCGACGGGCGCGGGCTTCAATCCGGCGATCCCGCGTATCACAACCGTCGGCTCCACCAGCACGCCGGTTCCGGATACCAGCACCACGGACCTGTATGTGCTCTCGACGTTAGCCGTGACGGCTGTTGTGGGTGCTCCGATTGGCTCGCCGACGGGCGGGCAGTGGCTCGAGATGCTGATTCTCTGCACCGGCACGCAGAAAGGCATTACGTGGAGCACCTCGGCTGGTGGATACTTAGCCAACACGCTGGGCGTGACGTTGCCGGCGGTGACGACCACCAATCAGACGATTGGGCTGTCCTTCCGGTATGTGACGGCGAACTCGATTAACAAGTGGCTGCTCTTGGCGAAGGGTGTGGGCTAGATGAAGGTGTCGGCGGTACTCATCGCGAAGAACGAAGAAGCGGTCCTGGCTCGCTGCTTGGAGTCCGTGAAAGAGGCCGACGAGATCATCGTCTGCGATACCGGCTCGACCGATCGCACCGTCGAGATCGCGAAGCAGTACACCGATAAGGTCTTCACCGATTTTGTCTGGTGTGACGACTTCGCGAAGGCGCGGAACCATGCGCTGAGCAAGGCGACGGGCGACTGGATTCTGTCCATTGATGCGGACGAGTTCCTGACCTGTCCGTTCAGCGCCGTGCGCGAGGCGGCGGCCAAGGGGTTCATGGCCGTGAACGTCAAGATGACGGCCGAATCCGGGCCGCCGTCCCACTTTTGGTTCCCTCGGCTCTTTCTGCGCTCCCCGAATGTCTGGTGGGAAGGCGCGATTCACAACCATATCTCCGTCATGGGTGAAGACGTGGGCGCGGTGACGCTGACCTACGGCTATTCGCCGGCGCACACGCTCGATCCCCTGCGCTCGATGCGGATTCTGGAGAAGGAAGTGGCGGATCGGCCCGATTGCATCCGCGAGCGGTTCTACCTCGGGCGCGAGTATTTCTACCGTGGCCAGTATGACCAAGCCCTGGTCATGCTGGGGCGCTACGTCCAGCAGTCCCGGTTCCTCGCGGAAAAGGCCGAAGCCTTTCTCACCATGTCGCGGGTCTATTGGGCGCTGCATATGCCCGACGATGCCCGTGATGCGCTCGTGCAGTGCCTGATCATCAATCCACGCTTCAAGGAAGCCGTGCTGTTCATGGCTGAATTGGCAGGGGACGGATCCAATAATCCCCGCTGGCAGAAGAACGCCGATCAGTGGAAGCGGATGGCTGAGACGGCGGATAACGACGGCGTGCTCTTTCTGCGCACATGACGTATTTGCTATCGCCCCATGACGATGATTCGGCGCTCTTTGCGGCCGTGACGTGCCTGCGGGAGCAGCCGACGGTGGTCGTGGTGACGGATTCCGTCGTGCAGCCGGCGCGTGGCGAGACCGGCTGTTCCGCGGAGGAGCGGGCGGAAGAGACCGAGAAGGCCCATGCGGTGCTCGGCTGTCAGACGCGGCGCCTCGGTCTGCCGGATGACGGCCTGACGATGGCGGCGCTGATCGCGGCGTTCGGCACGCTCTCGGATGTGGACACGGTCTATGCCCCGGCGCTCGAGGGCGGGCATCCCCACCATGATCTAGTCAGCCTCGCCGCGGCGGCGGTCTTCGGGACCGATCAGCTGCGCTGCTATGCGACCTATCAGAAGCTCAGTCAGTATCGGGATGTCGATCTGCAGCCCGTGGGCACGACGGAAGTGGAATGGACGCGCCCCGAGTATCAGCAGAAACTCCAGGCGTTGATCTGCTATGAGAGCCAACTGCGGGTCAACCCGATGCACTTCCGGGCCGTCGAAGGGCGCAGCGAGTGGCTGTCGGGGTTCTCCCGGCTGCATCTGGGGTGTGGGGCTCGCATCTTCCCCGGCTGGGTCAACGTGGACCGGCAAGCGCCGGCGGTGCCCAGCAGCTTCTTTACGCGCTGCGACATCGTGGCCGAACCGTTGCCGCTGGATGACGCCAGTGTGGATTACGTCTTCTCGGAAGACTTTCTGGAGCATCTGCCGCCTGAGCGTCGGGTGGCGGTGATCAACGAGGTCAACCGGGTGCTCGTGACTGGTGGCGTCATGGAGCATTACGTCCCGAATGCCGGCAGCCGGAATGCCTATGGCTCCCCGAGTCACCTGTCCCATTGGAATGCCCAGGTCTTCGAACACTTCGATGTGGATTCCCACCGTTGGGCGAAGGACCGGGCCTTCGAGGGCATTCAGGGCGGCTTCAAGAAGGTGAGCGCGGATCTCCTGAATTGGCAGGTCGAAGAGGACGGCGTGAAGCGGGCGCAGAGCCTGCGGGTGCGCTATCGGAAGGTCGCATGCTGAGAAAGACCTTTCTCCTGCCCCAGTTTGGCCCGCCGTTCCCGTGGACGGAGCAGTATCTTGAGCATATCGGCAGCCTTGCTCCGTATGGCTGGTCATGGAAGATTCTCACGCCGCACGGCTACACGTCCAAGAGCCCGAACGTCGAGATTGTCCCGATGACCTTCGCGCAGTTCGATGCGCGGGTCAAGGCGACGACTGGCGTGGATTCGGGCAACTTCCTCGATGCCGACTTCCTCCCGGTCAAACTCCTCAGCGACTACTACCCGGCCTTCGGAGAACTGTTCGCAGACCTCCTCACCGACTGCGACTACTGGAGCATCACGAACTGGGATGTGCTCTACGGGCGGCTGGATCACTTCCTGCCCGATGAGACGCTGGCGCAATATGACCTCTGGTCCGATGACCACCATCACGTCAACAGCCTGTGGTGCCTCTATAAGAACGAGCCGCGGATCAATGCCCTGTATCGGCAGGTCCCGCACTGGGAGGAGATGTTCGCCGTTAACGGGCGGCCGATCTTCGGCTTCGATGAAATTTACTTTGATCTGATCGTGCGGCAACTCGCGGACGCGGGGCAGATTAAGTTCGGACATCCCCCCTACTTCGCGGTGCATAGCTACGACCGGCTGATTCAGCATCAGCCCACGCCCAATCTGTCCTTGGCGCCGGATGGGGCGTTGATTGAGTGCTTTAACGATGACTTTGCGCCATTGACGCATTACCCCGCGTGGCGGGGCTTCTTCGGGCGGGAGATTGCCTACTTTCATTTTCTGAGCACCAAAACATGGCCCGCACTGCGACCCTATCCCGCCCGGTGACCTCGGTCTACCGGGAGATTGACGCCTGTCGCATGACGGGCAGCCAGAACCTCGTGTCCCTGCTCGACCTGGGCGAGATGGCCCTGACGGGCATCTTCCCGAAGGCGGGCGTGGAGGTGCCGAGCGGCCCCGTGGAGCTCATGCTGTGTCCTGCTGGTGGCTTGGTGCAGTTGCGGCAGAGTTACGCGCCCTCGCTGATGTATGGCGACAACTACGGCTATCGGTCTGGGTTGAACGGCTCGATGGTGCGGCACTTGGCGGGCATTGCGACCTCGCTCGAGCGGCGGTGTCCGACGCGGGCCGGTGATGTGGTGCTGGACATCGGCAGCAATGACGGCACGCTGCTCGGGTCGTATGAGAACTGGGGTCAGACGTTTGTGGGGATTGACCCCACGGCGGCGAAATTCAGTCCGTTCTATCTGCCGCATCTCTGCGCCGTGGCGGATTGTTTCTCAGAGGCCGTCTACCGCCGTATCGTCGGCCCACGTCAGGCGCGGATCGTGACCTCGATTGCGATGCTCTACGACCTCGAGCAGCCGCTGGCGTTCATGCAAGCCGTCTCGCGCATCCTGGCGGATGACGGGGTCTGGTTTACGGAACAGAGTTACCTGCCGGCGCTGCTCGACTCCTGCGCCTACGATACGATCTGCCACGAGCATCTGGAATATTACGGGCTGACGCAGTTGCAGTGGATGGCGGATCGCGCTGATCTGCGCATCATCGAGGCGACGCCGAATGACACGAACGGCGGATCCATCGCCGTGACGTTCGCGCATCGTGGGTCGCATCATCAAGCGGACAGCGCCAATCTTGCGCTGCTGCTGGGTGCAGAGCGTCAACGCGGACTGGACGAGCCTGACGGCTTCGCAGCCTTTCAATCGGCCGTGGCGCGGCATCGGGTCGAGTTGCCGACGCTGATCCGGTCGCTCCGTGCGGCGGGCAAGACCGTGTTTGGCTACGGCGCCTCCACCAAGGGCAACGTGCTGCTGCAAGCCTGTGGTCTGACGGCTGAGGATCTGCCCTGCATCGCGGACGTGAACCCCGATAAGAACGGCTGCGTCACGCCGGGGACGCACATCCCGATTGTCTCGGAAGCCGACGCGCACGCGCAGCAACCGGATTACTTCCTCGTGCTGCCATGGCATTTCAGGCCGTTCATTCTTGAGCGTGAAGCGGCCTTCTTGCAGCGGGGCGGCAAGCTGATCTTCCCGTTGCCAACGATAGACGTGGTGGGCGCATGATCAACCCCCGTTACATCTCGGCCTGCTTCATCACGAAGGATCCAGTCTATCCACAGGTCATTGTGGACCGCGTGATGGCGGTGGGCTTCGGCGAATGCTTATTCTTGACGAACTGCGACAGCCCGCATCACAAGCAGACCCTGTTCGCCAAGGCGCAGCACGATTATCTCTATTACCAAGACGACGACTGTCTTGCACCGATTGCGCAACTGCTGGCGGCGGCGGAACCGAATCGCATTACCTGCGCGATGAAGCCCTCGCATCTGGCCTCCTATGCGAAGAGCCGCATCGCGCTGCTCGGGTGGGGCTCGATCTTCCCGAAGCGGACCATTCAGGTGCTCGACCAGTATCGGGCGGTCTACGGCGAGGATCACGTCTACAAGCGGGAGACCGAACGCATCATGACGTGGCTGGCCTATCCGCAGACGCGATTGGACCTGCCGATTGAGGATCTGCCCTCGGCATGGGCGCCGGATCGGTTGTCGATGCAGCCGGGGCACTACGACTACATTCCGCTCGTGGAGCAGCGCTGTGCGGCACTGGTCGAGGTGCCCGTCTGATGGGTGGCTTCCCCTTTGGCGGCGGGTATTTTGCCCTCTATGCGCAAGCGGTGGGATCCACGCCGGTGACGGGCACCTTGCATCTGCTCCCGCTGATGGGGGTCGGCTAATGCCTCGCCTCTCGGTGCCCGGCTTCGTGGACGGCTCCAATACGGAGCGGAGTCCGCAGGCGCAGATCGGGCGCACGATCAATGAGTTCGTCGAATCGACGCAGCCCGGTGGCGGGACGAAGGCACCGGGCTATCTGCAGGGCACGCCGGGGATTCATCCCCTGCTCGTGTGGCCGGATCAGCCCATCCGCGGGCTCTTCACGATGAACGAGCGGGCCTTCGTGGTCGGTGGGGGGCTCTTCGGTGAATTCTTTGCGGATGGCACCATCGGGACCACCTATCCGGTGACGAATGATGGCCGCCCGGTGTCGTTTGCGAGCAATGGATCGGCGGGGAATCAGATCCTGTTTTCCTCGGGTGGCGATGGCTACATATACAACACCCTGACGAATACGTTTACCCAGGTGACGGATCCCGACTTTCCCAACCCCTGCAAGATGGTGGAGTTCCTGAACGGGTATTTCCTGGCGCTGCAGGGCGGGGGATCGCGGTCGTTCTCCTGGTCGAATCTGGAAGATGGACTCGTGTGGGATCCGTTAGATGTGGCCGAACGGTCGTCCACCGGCGATAACCTCGCCGCGATGATTCGGATCCACGAAGAACTCTGGTTCCTCGGGGGGCAGACCAGTCAAGTGTACGTGAACACGGGGGTGGCGTCGGAGATTTTCGCGCCCGTCAGCGGGGTCGTGATTGAGCAGGGCACCAGTGGCGCCTTCTCGGTGCAGCGGCTCGATAACACCCTGTTCTGGTGTGGGTTGAACGTCGATGGGGCGCGGGTGGTCTATCGGGCGCAGGGCTATACGCCGACGCGCATTTCGACCTTTGGCGTGGAGCAGGATCTCCAGCAATATAGCGATGACGGGCAGGCGTTGACGTTTCAGATGAACGGCCATTATTTCTATGCGCTGATTCAACCGCAGAATCGGTGGACGTGGCTCTATGACGTGACGATGGATCGCTGGGTCAACTGGGCGATCTGGAACACGACGACCGCCGAATGGGAGCCGCACGTGGTGGGCTCGCATGTCTTCTGCTTTGAAGCCCATTTCGTTGGCGACCGTCTCTCCGGCGCGATTTACGACATGCGGATGTCGCGGTTCACCGATGAGATTGTGGCCCCGACATGAACGCGCAGGAGATTGCGGATCGGTTCCAGCGCAGCCTTGAGAAGTTCGGGAATCTGCGGATGCGTCTGTTGAAAGTGCGGGCGCTCTGTGAACGGTCGGGCGTGTCGTTTGAAGAAGTCCTGCCACTACTGTCAGCGGATCTGCAGGAGCAGATCAAGGGGTGAAGCAATATATTACCGGCAAGACGTGGGGCAACGTCGGATCAACCTCCGACAATCCCGACACCTATCCGGTGGTGGCGCCGTTGCGGGGCAATGCCTGGAGCAATGGCACCGACCTCCCCGACGGGCAGCGGTTCAAGATGTCTCATCCGTGGTCCGTCGCCGGCACCTTTCAGCATCTCTATGTCGAAGTCGTGGCGCCTGAAGAGAATCCCTCCGGGCTCGGCTGGGGCGATCTGGTCTTTGAAGTGTTCATCAACAATGCCGCGTCAGGATTAACGGTCACGGTGCCGGCGGCTGGGCCGGCGCTCGGTGGCTATAGTTCGTCGGCGCAGGACACGACGCATACTGCCACGGTCGCGCCCGGGGATCGGGTCTGTCTCGCTCGGTATCAGGGGGACATTACGCTCGGCTTCAATAACTACGGGCCACTGATTGCGTGGTCTCTCACCTTTGAGAGCGACACGGACGGCGAAAGCGGCTACGCGGTCTCGTCCTATGGGGCGGGCGAACTGGACAGTTCCAATCCGCTGGGGTGTGCCCCCTTTAATGGGCGCGGCGGCTTCACGCTGTCGAGTGATGCATCCGTGGGACGACCGACCGAACATAGCGTGGTGCCCCTCAATGGCATGCTGAGCCGGTTAGACATCCAGATGGAGGTGGCGCCGGGGATGGGCCAGTCGCGCACCTACGCCCTAATGCTGAATAATGTGCTGCAGGACGGCAGCGGCGGCACCGTCAACACGCAACTCGTGATCAGTGATCTGGCGACGACTGGGTTCGTGGCGTTGAGCCTGCCGCTTGCGGTGTTGGATACGTTGTCGATTCGTCAATATGCGGGTGGGGCGCCAACCGTCTCACGGGTGACGGCATCCGTGGCGGTAACGGCCGATCTTGACGGCGAGTCGGCCTTGAATTTTGATGCGGGGAATCCGATTACCGACGGCTCCACGGATTTTAGCGTGGGCGACGGGTGGGCCTGGACAACGGTCGCCGCCCCGACGCCTTCCGCGAATCCGGATCGGTTTCCGGTCTCCGAATACTTTATCAGTCTGCCGGGACCGCTCGATGGCTTTACGCTCTCGCGGCTCTGCATGAATCTCAGCGATGTGCCCGGGGCCGGCGCCTCGCGCAGCTTCGTGACCCGGAAAGCGTTTACGAGTACGCCCGCGACGCTGGTGATGGCTGATAGCGATCTGCTGTCCCAGGGTGCCGATGCGGGGGGGTCGTATTTCCTGACGACCGACCGTCTGGATCTGCAGCAGGTGGCGTCGGTGACGCCGACGGCCACGAACTCCAACGTGGGCTGGACGTGGCTGGTGACGGAAACCAGCACGCCGCCCATTGTCTCGACCTCCTATCCGATTCGGCGGCTGCGACGGTTTGCGCTGCCGTTCAATGCGAATCAGTGGGTCTTTATCCGTCGCGTCGAGTTGATTCTGCAGGCCGGGAATGGCCTCTCAGGGACCGCGGCGACGGTGCAAGGCTACAACCCGATCGTGATGTTCCGGTTGTCGCGGGACGGCGGGGCGACGTGGGACGACGAGCTCCAGATGGCGACGGGCAAGATCGGGGAGTATACGGCGCGGGCGTATCTGAATCGGCTCGGGCGGGCGCGGAATCCGGTGGTGGAATTGACCTCGAGCGATCCGGTCTTTGTCTCGTGGATTGATTTCACGGTCGATTATGAGGCGGGCACGTCCTAATGGCGAATCCGACGGCCCTCCCCTCGATTACGCAGGCCATCGCGGAGAAGTCCGATCTGGTGACGCGCCCGTGGTATCTCTGGTTTCAATCGCTCTCCACGAGAAGCGGCAGCGGGGGCAGTGGGTCCACCGGCCCGACGGGTGCGGCGGGCGCGACGGGGCCCAGCGGTCCCACGGGACACACCGGTCTGACGGGGCCGACGGGCGTGACCGGCGTCACCGGTCTCACGGGTCCGACCGGACCCAGCGGGGGGATTGCGGGGCCCACCGGGGCGACGGGTCCGACCGGATCCGGCGGGACCGGAGGGACGGGCCCCACGGGGCCGACGGGCGCGACCGGCTCCACGGGGGTGACGGGCGGGGGACCGACGGGACCGACCGGGCCCACGGGCCCGACGGGATCGGGTGGTGGCGGGGGGTGGACGCTGCTGGATAGTCAGACGGCGGCATCATCCGCGGCGCTCAATTTCACGGCGTTCTCTTCGACCTATGACGACTACTGCTTTGAGCTGTCGGATGTCTTGACGAACGGCTCGAGCCTCAATGTGCAGGCGTCGATTGATGGGGGCGCGACCTATCTCGGCGGCACGAGTTACTACACGGCCTATTGGGGCTGGTCGTCGGGTGGCGGGGCGGCGGGTGGCAACTCCAATGACAGTGCGATCTCGCTGTCGAATGGGAACTCACTCAGCACGGCGACTCCTGATGCCGGCGTCTCTGGGAGTCTGCTGATCTACAACGTGAACTCTGGCGCCTACAAGAAGGTGGTCGGCCTCTCGACGTGGTGGGATGCCTCCACGGTCGTCGCGGCGGGGCAGCAGGGCGCCAACATCAAGACGACCTCGGTCGTCAATGCGATGCGGGTCATCGGGGCGAGTGGCAATCTGACCTCTGGCATCGTGCGGTTATATGGGTTAGCGAAATGAGGCAGGCGTATACTTCGGTAACAGTCACATGCTAATCACGCGGGAACTGCCGCCGGCGGACTGGCCGAAACTCGCGGGCACGAGTTTTGACGACTTGTGGCCTCGATTGCCGGAGATGAACGGGGTCCGCGTGCTCGTCGTGGAAGATGAGACGGGCGCGATTGTTGGCTGCTGGGGTTTGATCCGGGTCTGGCATGCCGAAGGTATCTGGATTGCCCCGCAGATGCGTCGTCATCCATCAGTCGGACGCCGGCTGTTGACCGGCATGCGACGGCTTCTCAAGGAGGCCGGACTCACGACGGTCTGGACCGGATCGCTCACCGCTGACGTGGATGCCATGCTCGAGCGCGTGGGCGCCTATCCGATACCGGGAAAAGCCTTTATTTGGCCGCAGGGAGAGAAGAGATGCCATTAGCTGCAATACCCGCAGTCGTCTGGGGCGGTATCGCCGGCGCCGCCGGTTCAGTGGGCGGGGCCGCAATTGCTCAACATGGACAGACCGAAGCGGCCAAGACGCAGGCCGATGCCGCGAAGCAGGGGTCAGCGGATCAACTGAAAGCCGCCGAAGACGCCCTCGCCTTCCAGAAGCAGCAATACCGCAACACGCAGCAGGCCGTGGCCCCGTATCAGAACATGGGCGCCGGGGCCTTAGCGGCCCTCGGGAGCGGCTTAGGCGTGACGCCGGGGAACATTGCCCCGCCGCCGCTCAGCCTCGGCTCGGCGGCCATCCAGAATCCGACGCGCAACCCTGATGGATCGACCTCGGGTTTTGTGGCGCCGGGGGATCTGGCGGCGTATCAGGGGCAACCGCAGGGGATGCCGAACCTGACACCGAATCAGCAGCGGATTGATGCGCAGAATCCGGCGAGCTCGCAGAACCTGAGTCAAAGCAGCGTGCGGATGCAGTCGAAGGACGGAACGGAGACGGCGATGGTGCCCGCAGATAAGGTGCCGTATTACCTGCAGCAAGGTGGAAAGGTGATCCAGTAATGGCCTTCTTCAATCCGGCCGACATACTCCCTGGCGGCGGGTCTTTGGCGGCACTGGGGAGTGTGCCGCAGTTATCTCAGGCTCAACTAGATATGATTCGGCAGAAGACGCCCTTCGGGATGGGGAACGATCTGGCGAATCAATATCAGATGTCGCAGTATGCCCAGACGAATCCTCCCCCGAATCCGTTTGCCAACGGATTTATCCCTTCGCGGGACAACATGAATGCTTTTCAGGATTGGTCAAAGCAAGCCCTGAACAGCCCGCAGCCGGTGCCGGGGATGCCTTGGACGCCAAATGAGCATTGGAATGATCCTGGCGGTGGCATCACAGGCGGGGCGCCTGTGCTCGGCAACCGTGGCAGCGGCCAGCCGATCAGTCAGCCGATGGCGACGAGTCAGCCTCTTCCGTGGGATGGGAGCGGTGGACAGTCTTCAATGGGCGGCAGCCTACAATCCCTCGGTGGCGGCATGAATCAATCCGGCATGGTCAACCTGCGCGGGCCTGACGGCTCGAGTCAGGCCGTGCCGCAGAATGACCTCGCGCACTGGCTCAGCAAAGGCGCGGTGAGGGTGTAATGGGCTTCTTTGACGATCCGGCGAATCAACCACCGACGGGCATGCGGCCCGGTGGCTACGGCTCCAATGGCCCAGTCGCGCAACCGGGCCCAGTCGCGACGGCTCCAGGTCCGGTCAGCGGCACGGTGAACAAGAACGATCCGAACGCCGGGATTACGCCGACGGCTCCTGCGGCCGGAATGGGCGGCGGGAATGTCGAAGCGGATATTCAGGCCTTGGCTCCCAGTTTGCCGAATGGCGCCAACACGAATGACAACAAAGATCATACGGCCATCAATGCGCTCATGGCGCAGTTGCAGGCCAAGGGGTATCAGGTGCAGCCCGGCCTTGTCGATGAATATGGCCGGATGGACTCCCTGAATATCAACGGGCAAATCTATCGGGTGCTCGACAGCGGCGGGAACTGGATTGCCAAGAGTAACGCGAAGGGCGATGCGTGGGGTGGCACCTACTACGGCCAAGGCGATGCCCGCAACAGTAGCAGCGGCGGGGGCATGGGCGGCTTCGGGTCGCTGTATGCGACCGTGCCCACAGAGCAAGAGGCCATGAACATGCCGGGGATCCAGTTTGCGCTGGATGAGAACAACCGGCGCATGATGGCGGGGGCGGCGGCGAAGGGCACGTTGCTGAACGGGCGCACCCAGCAGGCCATTGGGCAGAGCAATATTCAGGCGGCACTCGGGCTCGGGTATCTACCGCTGGCGCAGTTGCAGAACCAGACGAAGCAGCAGAATACCGGCAATCTCTTGGATCTGAGTAAACTCGGCCTGTCTGCGACCAGCACGGGGAATAGCTAGTGGGGGCGGCGGATCGGATTGCCGAGACCATCCTGAAGATGGGGCAGATCCGCGCGGAAGGGCTGCAGCATGCGGCCGATGCGCAGGCGCGAGCGCAAGCGAATAGCGCCCAGATTTGGGGCGGGGCCCTGCAAAGTCTCGGACAGATTCCCGGCGAGGTGGCGAAATACAAATTGGCGGATACCGAGAACCAGGTCCGACAAGCGCAGCTTGCGGAGCATCAGAAGCAGCAAAACGACCAATTCAACGCGAACCAGATTTTCCAGTTCACGACACGCCCGGATCCAGATGGCACGGTGAAGCTGGACGATACCAAGTTCAACGCGATGATGCAGAAGGCGCAGGGCGCGAACATCGACTTGGAGACGCAGAGCCGCATGTCGAATGCGTTCAAGCAGATGAATGCCGACGGGGACACCTTCCGTCAGCAGCAACTCGCGCATCAGGTGAAAGTGGCGCAGAACGTGATGAGCATGGTCAAGCCCGGCGAGCGGCTGGAGCCGGGCGTGGCGCTGGCCACGTTGAAACTCGGCCAAGCGAATGGCTGGGCGACGGCGCAGGACACCGAGCAATTCCTGAGTGCCATCAATCAGGGACACGATCCGGCGGACATCTTCAAGGCGATTATCCAGAATGGGACGAAGCCGCTTGATCCGATTGAGGCCGCAAAACTCGCAAATGAAGAGCGCACCGGCCGGAAGCTTGAGGCTGAGATTCCTGGTATTCAGGCCACGTCTCAGAAAGCGCAGGCGGTAACCGCCGGCATGCAGGGTGGGCTGACAGCGGATCAGGTGGCCGATAATGCACGGCAGGCAGCAGCGGCGGCGGCGACTGAGGCTGCCAGAGTTGAAGCTGCCAAGCGAGAGGATGCGCGGCTCGGGCTTGATCGTCAGCGGGTAGGGATGGAGGGTCAGCGTCTAGGGCTTGACCAGCAGAAGTTCAAGGCGTCTCAGGCAGGTGCCGCGCCTTCCGCTGGTATGGCGGTGCCTGACGTGGCTTCGGGCCAGAAGAATGACGCCTTCATCGAGACATTGCCGGCGCCAGTGGCCTCGCAGGTCAAAGCCTTAGCGGAAGGTCGGATGGCGTTTCCGCAGGGTGCTGCGCTGCGATCTGACTATTGGCAGAACATGCTGCAGAATGTGGCGAAGTATGACCCATCCTTTGACGCGGTGAACTACAACGCTCGGTCGAAGACACGCGCTGATTTCACCTCTGGGAAAGCTGCTCAACAGGTCAATGCCATCAACACGGTCATCGGGCATTTGTCTGGGTTGAGCGATGCGGCTGAAGCGTTGAACAATAGCGACATTCCGCTGTTTAACAGCCTCGCCAACAGCATCAGCAAGGCCACTGGCAGCCCGAAGGTCACGAACTTCGACACGATCAAGAAAGCCGTCTCTGATGAAGTGACGCGGGTGTGGCGACAGTCAGGCGGGTCTGAAGCCGACATTCAGGCCGCGCAGAAGAATCTCGATGCCTCTGGCTCGCCAGCACAGTTGCGCGGGGCGATAGCGACGTATGCGGATCTGCTGGAATCGAAGCTCGGCTCCCTGAACGAGCAATACCGGCAGGGCATGGGGACCGACAAGATCGACATGATTACGCCCGGCGCTCAGAAGGCGCTCGATGCCATTGAGAAGCGGGCAGGACGTGCGCCGGCTGCTGGTGCGGGTCGTGTCGTGGTCGGTGGGATTCCGTTCCCGAATCAAGCGGCGGCAGATAAGGCGCTAGCGGATTGGAACGCGAAGCAGGGCCAGAAGTAGATGCCCGAAGACCTGAAGGACCTCCAGCGTGGGCTGATTGGCGCGGAGCCGCTGGTGGTCATTGGGAACGCCGTAGCCGGCGCTGGCCGTGAGGTGCAGGACGCGTGGGATCTGGTGCAGTCGCATCTGACGGGCGGCAAGATGCCGTCGATGCCGTCGTTCTCCGTGCCATCGTTCTCCATGCCGGTCTCGGCCCAATCTTCGACGGCTCCGGCTCCGAAGAAGCCATCTAGCGCAGAACCTTCACCTTCGGATCCATCGTGGTTAAAGATTGCCGCAGAGCATGGCGGTCAGCCTGAAGTCAACGTCACGATCAAGAGCAAGCCAGGAGAGCCTGATCCCTCAGACATTGAATGGCAGCAGATCGCCAAGCAGTTCGGCGGGGCGCCTGAGGATCCGACTGGTGGCGCTGGGCAGCCGGTCCAATACGATACTCCGCTGGACTTTGCGAAGGGCTTAGGCTCGTCGCTTCTGGGGGCTGTCAATCCGGCGCCCTTAGTCCAGATGGCCGCGCATCCAATTGAGGCCGTGAAGGGCATCGGAGCGGCTCAGGGAGCCGTCTACGACAAGGCGCGGGCCTCCTTCGACAAGGGCGACTACGGCACGGCGGCGCGGCATTTCGTGGACTTCCTGCTGCCGATAGTCGGGCCGCAACTCGATCAGATGGCCGATAAGCTCTCCAGTGGTCAGCCGTGGCGCGGGTCGGGGGAAGCGGTTGGCCTCGGGCTGCAACTCTTCGGGCCGGCGGCGCTGGCGAAGATGGCCGTCAAAGTGCCAGGGGTCGCCAAGAATCCAAATGCGCTCGAAGCCGCGGCGGTGAAGTTCGGGCAGGACCACGGCATTCCGATAGACGCGGCCACAGCCACAGGTAACAAAGCCGTGCAGGGCGTGCAGTTTGTGGCGGATCGGTCCATCTCTGGCAGTCTGCTCGGCGCCGGCCGTGGTCAGCGCGTGGCGGATTCGCTACAGCGCGTGCTCGGTGAGCAGGCCGTGGCGACTGGCGGGGCGGCGACAAGTCCAGAGGCGGGCGGGGCGACGATTGGCGATGTCCTGAAGGCGAAGGCAGCTCGTGCTGGCAGTTCGGCGGATGTCGCCTATACGCGCATGCGTGAACTGGCCGCGCAACCTGAGCATCAACTGGACGTGCCGAAGGCGCCCGTGCCGGTCGATGCGCTGTCCTCGTCTGATATGGGGCAGTTACGGCGGATGGTGCATGAATTGGATGCGGCACCGGCCACGAAGCGCATGCTGCAGAAGGGCGAGCATGGGAGCGACCTGACCAACGTCGAGGGCGTAGGCGGAGAAGGGGCGCAGGTCTTTCACGACATCACGCAACTGAGCGGATCGACCTTGCCGCGGTGGAAGATTCAGCAGGAACTCGAGCAGTATCTGGCCGGTGGGAAGGAAACCAGTAACGTCACGGCGGCGATTGACGTGGCGAAGCAGCGGGCGGCTGGGAAGGGCGGGTTTACCGTCTCCAAGCCGGAGCTGCCGCCGTCGGCGATGGACGTGCCGACGAAGCTCGAGGGCGGGCGCCAGCGGTTTGAGTCGATGGGTCTCCCGGTGTTTATCGGTGATGCCAAGACCTCGCTGCGGGCCTTGGAGCGTGAATTCGATCGAGCGTTACCAGAGGCGGCGCAGAAGGCCAACCCTGGCTTGCATGCGATTCGGAACATTCTCGCGGGTCCCGATTGGGTGCCGCTCGAAGAGGCTGATCGGAATCTCAGCGCCCTGAAGGACATTGCGCGGAAGCGTGGCGGTCTTGCTAAGCGTGCCGTGGCCGAATATGGGAAGGCCGTCACGAAGGCCTCGGAGGCCGGCTCGCTTGACGTCGCGCAGTCGCTGACGGCCGGCCGTGCGGCGACGGTGGCGAAGTATCGGACGCTGGATGTGCTCGGTGACGTGCTGAAGACGAACGAGGAGCCGGTGGGCGCCTTCAAGCGGCTCACGGCGAACGGGGACGCCAACATCAATCTCCTCCGTCGGGTGCAGCGTGAAGCTCCGCAGGCGATGCCGGACCTCGGGCGGGCCTATCTCGAAGACATGATGCGGCGGGCGACGACGGAGGGGAACTTCCAGAAGTCGGCGCGACTGAAGAATGAATGGGATGCGCTCGGGAGTCAGACCAAGCAGTTGCTGTTTCCTGGTCAAGTCGCTGATCTTGATCGATTCTTCCTCTTGGCGAAGAAACTCCACTTTGATCCGAATCCTAGCGGGTCAGGTGCCATCGTGCAGCATATTGGCACGGGCATGAAGGTCGCGGAGGGGTTTGCGGCGGGCACGGCGCCGGTCGCGGCTGCGGTCTATGACCTCGGCATGGGCGGTCTGTCGGTGATGTTGCATTCGAAAACTGGCGTCAAACTGCTCACGAATGGTCTGAGTCTGACGGCCGGCAAAGCTCCAGCGGCAGCACAAGCGGCGGCGGCGGCGCGGATTCTTGCGACTGCGCGTGAGATGGGTCTGCCGGTAATGCAGGGGGCTCGAGCAGGAGCGCCAGCGCAATCAGAAGCAGCGCCAGCAGCCCCAACAAAAACACCTGCTCTGCCCGCTGGAGTGTCACAAGGCAAACCACAGTCGCGTGTGATTCAGGTCGGTCCCTATCGGGTGGAGCATGCCTGATTATCTTGTCACGGATCCGTCAACCGGCCAGCGGATCAAGATGACCGGCCCCGCCCCACCGAGTGAGGCGCTGATCCGGCTGGCGCTGGCGAAGGTGCAGCCGTTGCCCTCGCATGAATCAGCGGTCAAGCAGACCGTGGATCCCCTGCAGGCGATGCAGAAGGCCCAGACCATCGGGCCGGCACGGGTGGGGGAACGGTATCAGGAAGACCTCAACCCCTCACTGGTGGGCATTGCGCGGAAGGTGCTGGGCGGGGCGCAGCGACCGCCGTCCGTGGCGGCTGAAGACCCCTACGGCATTGGGGCTTGGCTCAAAGGGGCCGGGCCGATGCCGACACCGATAGCCGCAGAGATTCAGGCGTATCACGGCTCCCCGCATGATTTCGAGAAGTTCCTGCTGGAGAAGATCGGGACCGGGGAAGGGGCGCAAGCCTACGGGCACGGGCTGTATTTTGCGGAGAATAAGGGTGTAGCGCAGAACTATAAAGAGGCACTATCTGGAGGCATCAAGGTCGGTGACAAGGTTATCCCTGTCAATAATCAGTCCAACTGGTTTACCCCAGAATCTCATGCGGCCTCTGTGCTGCAAGCGAATGGCATGGATCTCGATAAAGCCATCGCGTATGCAGAGCCACGGGCAGCGGCTGAAACGGCCAAACGTGGCACGGGAATCTCCAGAGGACTCCAATACCCAGAAGCATTGGATCTACTAAAGAAGTGGAAGGCTGAAGGTCTCACGCCTGAATCAACTAACGCTGGCAAGATGTATGAAGTCTCCATCAAGGCGGATCCCGATCAGTTCTTAGACTGGGATAAGCCCCTGAGCCAGCAGCCGGAGAGCGTGAAGACGAAGCTGCAGCCACTGATTGACGATCTGTTGTCTCGGCCCTTGCAGCCGCAGATATTAGACAAGCTCAAAAGTGGCACAGCGACCGGTCACAATCTGTATATGTGGCTCGGTGGAGAACGGGCGTTAGATGATGCCAAAGTGTCATGGCCTGCGCCGATGAAGCATCCCGGCGTGGCGAGTTCTGAGGCGTTACGTAATGAGGCGGGCATTCCCGGCATCAAGTATCTCGACCAAGGCTCACGGGGCATGCCTGAATGGCGCGTGACGTGGAAGGACCGTGTTCCCACGCGCTTCGATACCGAAGAGCAAGCCAAGGCGTTCCTTGCTGAGAATCAATCCAAAGGTCGGCCGGTCGTAGGCGTGGAGCATGCACCTAACACCAGCAACTACGTCGTCTTCGATGACAAGCTGATCGACATTCTGAAGAAGTATGCCGTGGCGGGCGCGGTGGGCGGCTCCCTCGCGTCCCTCGGCCAACAGCAGACAGAGGAGCAGAAGTGAGCGCAGCCACGCTATTCGCCCAGCCTTACATTCAGGTCATTGACAACCGGCTGACCACGGACACGCCCGGCGTGCCGCTGGTCGGCGCCAAGATTTACGTCTACATCACGGGCACGACGACGCCCCAGCCGGTCTATCACGACAGCGATTTGATGTCGGCCTGGACGCAGCCGATTGTGACGAATGCCTCGGGGATTACCGACGACCCGGTGTTCGTGGATACGACGCCTTCGCTCAAGGTGCTGATTACGGATGCCGATGACGTGGACCTGCCCGGCTATCCCATGGATCCCTGGAGTCCGTATGCGCTCGCATGATCCCGCAAATTGAATGGACGATTTCCCTCGGCACGATTCTGCAACTGGTCGTGGTGATTACGGGGTTTATCAAGATTTACAACGCGGTCGAGCGGCGGTTGAGCGGCTTGGAACTGAAGATGGATCAGGTGTGGCAGTGGTTCAC